ATCTCTGGTTCCGGTTTTGTCCCCCAAGGAAAAAGACTGCAACCAGTGAGGAAGAGGGGTGTCACCATCACCGCCAGAATCTTTCTCCAAGTCCCTCCATAAGTTTGCTGTCGCACCATTCATTTTCCCTTCAAGTAAAGCAGGTTTCTTTATTGCTAATGCAGTAAGGTTGTGTCGTCTTAGTTTTGACTGTAACTCATCACCGTACTGTTCTGCTTTTTGTAAATCTGTTTGTAGTCTTTTATTTTCTTCCGAAAATTTTGCTATATTTTTTTGCAAATATTTGATGCTTTCCTCACTTGTGTCTAATACAAGTTCAAGTTTTGCATTATTTTCTTTAAGAACTTCGACTCGTTCTTGCAAATCAGTCACATATGTATAACCACCAAAACCGACACCACCTAATATAGAAAGCAATAATAATACCACATATATCATAACTAGTCCACTCTTAATTCAGGATCAAGAGTCTTAAATCCTTTTTTACGCATTACTGTCTTTGCGACCAAATCAATCTCTTGATTCTTCGGATCATACTTTAGAACAAATGGCATATTGACATCTGTTTTCATATCCTTGATGACTGCTTCGGCATCAGGATTCATATCCGAAATTTTTTTACCGTGCTTGGCATATGACTGTTTGAATAATCGTGTTAATTCTGCTGTCGTAATTTGCTTTTTGTTTCTCTCATCATTCACTCTATCTAAAAAGTGACGAGTAAAATTGACATCTATGCCAACTTTTGCAAACAACTTATCGGCATACTTTTCAATCTGATCTAAGTCTGATCTGGTGATTTGTCGTTCCTCAGTAAATGTCTTGAGTGACATGACCTTACGACCTATAGTGTTTGCTTGTGCTTTGTTGCGTTCTTTGTATTTTTTGTGTGCCGATGGTGGCACTTTTAGATCAGAGGGAGTAAGACCCGCTATACCTGATGTATTTGTTGAAGGTGCATCTTCATTTTGTTTTTTTCGTTTTTTTGTAATTTCTTTCATTTTATTAATATATGTGCGATAAACATCTGCTGCACTATTTTTACCCGCAACACGAGCACGTTGCTCCATCGCAACTGCCGCTTGAATCTTGTGTGCATGAGTACGATCAGACTTGTCAATTTTTTTGACACTCTCCTCTGCGTCTTTAGTAGTTGCAAACTTCAATCCATGAATTGTGCCTTCAGGGTCTTCGTCTGTGTATAAGTCGGAGTGCTTGTTGCTTTTAGTGGGTTGTCCCTTCTTTTTAGGAATACGAGGTTCCTCCATAATCATTTCACTTAGTTTTATTGGCATATCTTTTTTGAGTTCTCGTAAATTCTTTTTCCACGCTTGTTCAATAAGATAGTGATTATCCACTATTTTTTCAATTTCTTCACGTTCTTTGATAAGCAACAATGCGGCAGCATAAGAACCCAAACGTGTTCTACCACCCGGAATCTTTTCTATAAGTCGTTTGATGTTGAAAACAAATCGGTCAATCAAATCATATGCATCTTTTTCTTCGGATGTGCTTGGCGAACGGAGTTTCTTTCCACGTTCGTCAATGAGTCCCAATGCATATGCTTCGGTTTCATCGAATGGAGTAGTCAGTCGCTTTAGCAACTGATAGATTACAAATAAATCGACTGCCTTTGCCATTAGATTTTACTCAATATTGCCTCTATTGTTGGATCGGAAACAACTACATTGCAATCGATATCAATCCCTTCTGGTCCTACCCCATACACTACGTTGGGTAACCTTCCAATCAAATCCATGAATGGTTTAATAAACTCTAAATATTCGTATAATCGATAGAACAACATTCGTGTCATCGCATCTCCATCAAATACATTATATAAAACGACCAAGTGATTCAGTATTAGTCGTTCTTTTAGTTCACCTCCGACCTCATACTTTCGTAACAATCGTTTGATGTACTTAATTCTGTTTAAGTCTTCTTGGAATTCTGCATCATCTACACAACTAGGATTCTCATATGCTTTTGCTGCGAATAATAAAAAATTGCCATCGTCTAATGTGTCAAATCTCACAATTATTTTTTTCCAAGTTCACCTTTGTTTTTTGAACCATCAGCACGGGGAATCAATCCCCGTGCCTTCAGTCGAGCAAGTGCCGTAGCACCAATGTTCTCACCTCTTTTATACTTAGCAAGCATCTTATCAAGGTGAGATTTCATCTCCTTACCCTTGAACTTGAGGTCTGCCTCAACAAACTCACGAAAAGTTATCATGAAGCAAACGTACTCAGTGCAACTCGTTTGATGACTGTGTTAGACACTGCAACATACAAGAAATTCTCATCATAAAATATTGAACCTTGATTCACAGGGTCATTAGAACCAAACTGCGTTGTTGCATTATTTGATGTCACTGTCACTTTGTTTGAAACAATTACACGATTCGTGTTTGCAATCGGTGCTGAATTGAACACCGTATTCGCATTGAATACTGAGCGATTACCACGGAAGTTGGTATTTGCTGCAGAAACAAAACGACCCGTAATTGTTGTGTTGGCAGGAACTGTACCAAAGAAGTTTGTTACTGTAACTTTCTTTGATACAGGAGTTCCTGTCGCATCGTCAACAATATAGAGCAAATCACTATCGGCAGTTGTGGTCAACTCTGTGAGTTGTGTTACCTTTTTATCTGCCATTTCATTTCACCTTATTTGGAAACATTGAATGTAGTAATAACTTGACCTTCACCATCACAGACACTATTTGCAACCGCACCAGTGATTACCAAGTTTGCTGCTAAAGTAATGCCATCGTCTGGGTTGTACAATGGGTTACCACCACCAGCAACAGAAATTGACTGTGCGTTGACTTGGTAAGTAGCATCTGCACCAGACCCATCAGCACCACCTTGTAATTTGCCACGGAATATAATTGTATTGTTCGCACCTACCAACAAACGATTTGCGTGTGCACCATTGTTGTTTGCTGTGAATACTGCATGGTTACCACCAACTGTGTTCGCAAGTGTTAGTGTCAAGTTGTTACCAGACGCACCTCCCGCAAATACAACAGGTGAGTTGAATACAACATAGACATTGGCGACTGCGTTAGCAGTCAACTTCCCATCAGCATCTAACCTAAGATATACTTGGTGAATGTCTGGAAATTCAAGATAAGGATTAGATGTATAATCCTTACCTGATACACCTGGGTTTGCTGCAACAAGAACTTCTTCTTGCTGACGAGTATTTCCGTGTGTGTCAACTTTCGTTACACGACGAACCCAACCCTTGCTTGTTGCGATGACATTCCGTTTCGACTTGAAATTACTTTCTTGGGGAAACGGAGTATGTCCTGTTTTATAGAACACTGCGCTATTGGCAGCACCAGTAGCAGATGTGTTCTTTTCGTGGTCAAATCTCCACTTTGGCATTTTGCTTTTCCTCGCTTTTCGTTATACTAAGAACTACTCGACATGATGTAGTTATAAACCCAACTTCTTGAGTTCAGCAATAGTTCTGTCTTTATTTATGTGTTGGATACCTATTCCACCACGGTCTTCAAACTCACGAATATTCTTTATATAGTCATCAATCAATATGTTTGGGCGACCTTTACGATTTGTTGCATAGTCTGCTTTTTCGGCACGTTGCACAAGGTTCACCCGACTTCTTGGCAATTTTAGGTTGCGTTTACACCAATCGTATTTGCCTAGTATGCTGTTCTTATCCCATTTGGCATATGCTGATAGAATCTGTGGATTATATTTACGACAATATTCAAAAGCATCCATTCCATCCATTGTTTTCAAATCATACCAAAACCGACTATTTTGATGGATTTCATTTTTTATTTCTGCCTTTGCGCCATCGACCACTTGCGGTGCGGTGAAGTCTTTACCAGTGGTTTCCTTCACACCCCGCAAAAAATCAGCAAGTACCCCATCCATATCAAAATAAATTATTTGGTCTTTACCATTAAACTCTTCAAAGAGGTACTTGAACAATCTCATTAATTTTTTCCCATTGCCATCTTTGTAGCAGTCGCATACATCACTTCTTTGTACTTGTCACCGTATCTTTCTTTGAACTCATCTTCTTTCTTTTTAAGTTCTTTGACGATTTCTTCACGTTTTTTCATTTCAGCATCAGTCATCTTCTCGCCTTCTGCCTCACGGACTCGTGCGATTGCCTTTTCCATAATCGACTGACCAACAGTCAATGATTGCTTTGACTTAGTGACAGGCACTTTTGTTTCCATCACGGCACGGAGACGCTGTGTTGCAGTCAGTTCTGCACCGACACCCTCAATCTTCAGACCACGACCTGCCATCGTTACCTTGATGCCATTGTTACGCATTATGCGAATGACGACTTCACGAACATCAGTATCCAAGTCTTGAAGGTCACGAGCAAACTTTGCGGTAACACGAGGTGATTTCTTATTTGCGATTGCTGACATACGATTAGCAAATCCTAAGAAATCTTTCTTATCCACACCACCTTTTGTCATTGCGTATTGTGTCAGTTCTTTTGCTGCACCTTTGTAATCTGCCTTACTGACATCAAATGGTGGTTCGTCTTTCTTCTCGTCCAGTTCAATATCTTCAGCGAACACATCATTTGTTTGACGTTTAATTGCTGCTTTGAATCCATCTGCTTTACGCTGATCAGTGAAAGTAAACATTACCCCATCATCTTCAACTGCTCTAGCATATTTGCCTTTGTAAGTTTTTAATTCACGCTCGATTTGTTTTTGGTTCTTATCAATATCACCAGTAACAATGACATCAAACTTCTCGTCCAGTTCGACTTCTTCTTTGACAGGAATCATCTTTAGGTTTGTCTGAGCAAGTCCCATTTTGGTTCTGATAGATGTAACGTCCATCCTTTTACCCTTTAAGACAACAGTGCGTCCCTTCCTTGAATACTCAACATCATTGTCTTTAGCGAGTCGTTCCAGTTTACTTGCCATGTCGGAAGTAACATTCGGAACAGTAAAAGTCACCATTGGAGATTCTTGAAGTTCAACGTCTTCTTTTATCTTGCCTTGATAAACGTTTGATGGAAACTTCATTTTATACATAACACGCAAAATGTCTCTCTCGCTACCTTTCAAGATTACTGATTTACCCTTCATGGTGAAAGAAACATTATTATCGTCACCTACAGACTTTACTCGTTTTGCTGTTGTAGGATCAGCTTCAAACGTAAGAGTTGCTTCATCAAGTTCAACTTCTTCCTTGCTAAAACGCTTGCCAATCATCTTCGCACGAGCATCGTTATGTCCCTTAGACCAAGCAGTATACTCTTTTGTGCCTTTCTTGTTGGGGTTGTCGTCATAACTTACTTTCTTAGCAACTGCCTTCTTACCTGCTTCATAAGCACCTGCTTCAGCAGGAGTCTTGTATGCCTCTTCAAGTTCTTCGTTCTTCAACTTATCAATCTTTTTCTGAAGTGCGAACTTCTTCATTCTCACTGAAGCAGTGTTGCCACTGATACGATCCAACATTTTTTCTAAGTCAGCAATCTGCTGTTCCTTAGATTTTGCTTCGTCCAGTTCTACAGACTCTTTATACATGTTCAGTTCAAACTTCTTATCGTCAAGATTAGCAACTTGAATCTGAACTCCCTTCTTACCGTCTTTACCCATCAATCGGTATTTGTTAGTCTTACCCTTAGATGGTTTGCGAGGACCAGATGCAACCTTGTTATCAATTTCTTTTGGATCAATATCAACACCCAACTTCTTCTTCGCATAGTCGTATGCGTGTTTCATCGCAGATGAAAAATCCTTGTGGTACAAGTCGTATCCAGTTCCACCTGACTTAGATGGGTCTCGTACTTCTTCCATTCCTTCTGGTTTGTCGTGAGTGTATCCCATCTTGGCATACTTCTCATGATCTTCTGGAGATTTTGCTTCAACCCCCTTACCAGTTTTAGGATCATACATCATATGAGGATATTTGACTGCCTCTAAAATGTAATCACCATCTCTGTGTTGCTTAATGCCATCCATACCCTTTAGCATCTCAGGTGTCAAATCAACACCCATTTCTTTAGCAACATCCTTGAGTGGTTTCATTCCTGCTGCACCACCTTCATCAGAAAGTTTCTTCTTCAATGCTTTGAGGAGTTTATCTTTATCGACTTCTTCTTTCATTTCGGTTGGATTTGAAATGTAGTCGTTCATCTTATTCATGCTATTAGATGCGACTGCTAACTTGTTTGTCCACCAAGTCGGAAGAGAACCTTCGTTATCCATTGAGTTTAGTGCACTCATGATTGCTTGTGCATCCTCAATGATTGTCTTACATTGACGTTTTGCCGATGCAACGTCAACGTGACCGTCTTCGACAATCGGTTCTACATTCTCTTTGATGAACATTGATCGAATAGTGCGTTCTAAAGTCATGGTTACATCCCCCCCAAATCATCAAGAATATCACCTAACATATCATTTCTATAATCTTTATTCTTGTTCATCATGTTCAATACTTGTTGCATACCCATCTTTTTCAACACATCAGGAATCTTTTTGATGACTTCATCTTCTTTTGCGTTGGGTTTTACACCCATCTTCTTCAGTGCCTTGGCAACCAGATTTGCTGTGTCTTTACGTTCTGTCAGTTCAACTTCTTCTGCATAGAAATCTGCAATCTTCTGTGCGGAGTCAAAGAACTTCTGCCCCTTCTCACCCTTGCGTGACATAAAGAATCCACCCGCACCGTCATCCAAATCACCAGATGCGACTTCTTTGCCACCGACCATAACTTTTGCAACACCGTCACCCTTTGTGACAACTTTGGTCTTACCCTTAGTTGCAAGCACACGCATTGCTTCGTCAAGATTTTCATCTAATTTAGGATCAGTGTCAACCTTGTCCTTCTTATCATTATCAATATTCTTACTGATTGCTTTTCTACGCTTGTGTAGATATTTGTCAGTAGAATCAATATCACCATCGTTGTCGAGGTCTTGATCTTTTCGGTCATCGAAATCTTTCTTGACCGCTTTCTTATCGACAGGATCAAGTTTCTTTTCACTTACTACTTCTCTGACAGCATCCAAAACGCTATCAGGAAGTCCATAATTTTTCTTACTTCCCCAAGTTGCCATGAGTATTCTCCTTTAATCTAATTCGGATACTGTTTTACCTTTTTCCCACATACGACATGACCAGTACCTTGCTTTAGTCTTCGGTCCTGGATTGTCACAATTGTGGCGACTTCTAAATGATTTACGTCTATTTGGATCATCTCGTTTGATCTCCATATTGGGATCACCAAAATTCACCTTGACCACATTGCCCTTTTCATTACGAACATATACTGAAAACTTTTTAGGTCCTTTCGGTGTACGGAAAGGATCGTTGAGTTTTACTTTACGCCCTTCATATTCAGATTCTGTTAGGTCTTGATTTGCAATCTCTTTAATTTTATCAACGTGACCTTGAATGTATGAGTGTTCTTGTTCAAGTCCAACCATTCTTGCCATCGTCATAATTTGGTCTGCGAGATTTTGTGCCATAGACACATCCTCTGGTGATGCTTCATTATTTTGGATTATATATTTCTCACGATAGAACAATTGATCTTGCAACTGTGCTAATCGTTCGGCAGTACGCATATCATCAATCAAGGTGTCAATTTTACTATATAATTTAGTTGCGAAAGGGCACATATGAAAGAATTCAGTTTTATAATTGCCTACTCTAATTTCTCCACCTTCAATCTGTTCATCCAAATCTTCAACTCTGAATGCGTGTCTTGGATAGGACTCTCTTTGACCCGGTGTCATATCGGAGTACCGCTTACGAATCTCATCAGTGCCAACCTCAACAGGTCCCATCACTTCTTGTTCGTTCACCATCTTTGCCAACACACGAGCATCCACACCATCAAACTGTCTGGCAATCTGCTGTGCATAGTATTCAATAGTGTGCTGTAATCCCTTACGACCCGCTTCTTTTTTCTTGCGAGTCAAAACATCTTGTAGAACTTTCTTTGCTGAATCATAACCTTTTTTGTTGGTAATCTTACTCAAAGGTTCAAGCAACCACCGTGGCATTTCTTCTAATTCAGACTCTTGTTGTTCTCTACGCAACCAATTGAATGTTTTACCTTTTGGTGGTTCGACTTTCATCGGAGCAGGACGTTTACTTGGTTCGTATTTCTTGCGAGTCTCTGGGTCCATCATAGAAAGATAGAAGTCGTCATTCTTACCAACACCATATTTCTTCATGCGTTTTGCCATGCGAATTTGTGCAGTTGTTGGTTTTTTTGATTCTTCAATAGATTCACCTTTTGCACGTTTCATTTGTGCTGGTGTCGGTGCTCCTTTGTCACCAACTTTTCTCATCTTCTCACCAGAACCCCTTTTGATTCTTTCTCTTTTTTTGTGAATGTTCGCCCAAAGACTTTCACTTGCAAATGACTCTTTCTTTGCCTTCTTTGCAGCACTTGCCTTTGCCCACAAATCTTTGTCTGCGGTTGTACGAGTTTTACCACCAGTAAGGAATGAGTTGACACGAGCAAATGCCCACTGTTGTGGTGTTGTACCTGGTCGATGCCCTGTCTTCCATGCTGCCATTCCACGATCATACACTTTCTTCAGGATACCGTATGGAACACCACTCTTTTCAGATTTCTTTTTTAATCCTTCAATGGACTTCTCTTCAAGATCGTCATATGACTCTTTCCTATTCTTGTTACGAGTATCCCTCAATCTTGCTCTGTCAAGGATAGCGTCGAACTTTTGTTTGTCTGATTCTTTCTCTCGACTGATGCGTTCTTTCGCTCTCTGTACCGCATCTTGCTCATCAATTTTACCCGTATCTGTGCGACCTTTGAGTACCGCATTACGAACACGTTGGAATGCTGCGGTGTCGTCATCAACGATGTTAATGAGTTTATCAAGGATATCTAACAGTGCCTTACGCAATACAGGATTCGTCAATCCTTTTTCACCTGATTTCAACGCACGACGATATTTCTCTAAGTCACCTTGCTTTGCCATACCCATACGGAGTAACTGATTGATTTTTGGTGTCAGCAATCCACCCACATCATCTGCTTCAATCTGATAGTTATCAGTTGGGACTGCGTGTGACAGTGGCGAACGAGCAGGATCAAGATAGAACAAACTATATGACTTGATATTCTGTCTTTTACCCTTTCCTTCGTTCAGTTCAATTTGATCAATCAGTTCATCAAATGCATCCTCAAGCATCATCTCTGTCCCAAACATCTCATTAATTTTCTCACTTGAGATATATGATGCTCTGGCAGGAGGAATGTCATACACACCAGCACTCAAAACTTGTTTCATATTGCTGTGTGACTTGCTGATGTGCTGTTGGAACTTTGCCTTATCGATTGGTTTTGGAATTTTATTAAATGCTTGTAATACTTTAGCAGCATCACCCGCCTTAACCTTGACTTTGCGACCATCATCAAAAACAATCGGGTGGTCACCTTTGAGGTCTACTGCCTTACGGAGTTGGACGATAATGTTCTTGTCTGCTTCACGGTCATCGTCACCTCTCGCCCCAACTGCCTCACCGTACATCTGCTTGTACTTTTGAGTGTACTTAGACGGTTTGGTCTTCGCACCCTTATCACCCGGTGCAGGTTTGTATGATGCAGGATCATTATCTGGTTTATCAGCACCTTTCGCAAACTGCTTTGCCCGTGCCTCTTTCTCTTTATCAGAGAGTCCCTTGTAATACTTTTTGGGTTGTGTGCCAGGTAAATCTTTGACATCTGGGTCTTGTGCAACTTTTTGCTCAAACTGTGCGTTGATGTCAAATGCCTCAAACATTGCGTCGAACGATTCGTTCTTACTTGAACGTGCCTTTGCCACACGTTCCATTTCTTTCTTACGAACCTTTGGAAGTAAACGTTTTGACAAAGCACCCACAGCAGACTTTTTCTTTTCAAGCATCTTATCCACCGATATCTTTTGTGTCGTAGACAGGTTTTTATAGTTCGCACCCATTTTGCCCGCAACTTTGCGTCTTAGAATGTTCAGTGCTGCCTTTCGTGCCCGATATGCCAAACGGTCTGGAGGTGCAACACGTTTTGCCTTGATTTTACGGAAACGTGCCAAACGTGGTGCGAGTCGTTTCATCCGACGACCCATCTTTAGACGTTGCTGAAGTGTCAGTGGTTTGCGTTCTTGGAGGTCTTTCTCCTCTTCATCGTCCTTATCGCCCAATTCGTCATCTGGAATTAGAAAGTCCAAAGCAGGAATGTCGGAGTCTTGAGGATCAAGTTCATCAAACTCATCATCGTCATTGGTGTCGATACCAAACAACTCACGGTCTAGTTCATCATCATCAACTTCTAGGTCTGCTTCGGTGAGTTGTAATTCTTCTTTTATTATCTCATTCAGTCCCATAGATTTCTTTACGGCATTGAACATTTCTTCAGAATCAATGCCTTTAGGTGTGCCCTTCTTGAAACTGACCATATCATTATTCTGAACCGCAAGACGCATCTTGCTTGCACTCATGCCAGTAACACCTTCGGAATCAGGGTCTCTTTCCCCTGCCGATTGGACATCAATGCTATTAAATGTATAATCTTTGCCGTTGTATTTGTTAAGCAAACGGTCAAATTCTGGAACACGGTCTGATCCTGCTACCATAATGATATCAGTAAAACCTTCTGTTTGAAGTTCTTTTAGCACATTGATAACAGTCTTCGCATCTGATTTGGTCACCATATTACCAAATGCTTGTTTTGCGAACTTGACTTTCTGATCGTATGAAAGGGGGTCTTTCTTATTTTTTGGATCAATTTGTAAAGAGGTATGAGACAAGTAGATTCTTGCAGTGGCACGTTCCTTACGAGCGACAGCATTGATTTTGTCTGCGAGTTTCTTATGACCAACAGTCGGAGGATTCATCCGACCAAAAGCAAATACAATTTTCTTCACAGGGTTTTCCTTAGACTTACCTGATTACATTACCATCTATTTATACTTTTTGCCATCCCTTGAGGACTTCTGGTGAAAAGTTTGCATAACTAAATTGCAGTCGATCAACCAGTTTGATTGCATTTCCTGAATGATCAATCGCAACATATCCCTCTTGTTCTGTCACTTTGTATCCATCCTTGGTTTTGAGGAATGTACCAATACTTTTTGTTGTGTCCATTTTTTTGATGAATATTGACTTGACTTTTTGGATATCTTTATAAATCGTGAAGATATCGACAAGTGCTTCTGGTTGTGTTACCACCTTTAGCATATCTTCTTTCTTCTGACGAGCAGGTGCTTTGCCTCGTTCAGTCTTCTTTGACTCAATCTGCTCGTCATAATATGTAATCAGATAATCTACTAAGTCACGGACAAACGCACGAGGTGACCCGATGTCTTCTTGATCACGGACTTTGCTATTAATAAATGCCTTGATGCGAGTATTTAAATCATTGTTCTCTGCGATTGCATTCATCACGGATGCATCGACACCTCTGAACTTGCGTCCGATAGTGGACAGCAAACTTGTCACTTCGGTGGTCTCGTCTTCGGTAAAGGTTGCGACACCAGACACATCACGATAGGTTGCGTTATCCATAAACACCGATGATGTCTTTTTGAGTTTGCCCACAATGTCAGCAGTGAAGTCTGCCTTCATTGACTCTAACGACTTACCAGTATACTTGGTGTGCCAAATGACACCAATCTTCGCACGACCAATCTTACCCGCTAAACCAGAACCAACAGGAACCGCATACACGATTGTGTTTGGTTGGAACGTCAGGTTCGATTCTCCATCTATTTTTGTTTTCTTGAGATCAGATTTTGTAAATAAGAGATCACCTTGGATAATGTCCGTGATACCCAACTTTGAAAATTCAGATAGTGCAATTGCAAACTTTGATTTAAGGTCTGTAGGTAGTTCTTTAGCACTTCGTATTTCGCTTTGAGTTTTGTACAATAATGGTTGAACATTGAAGATTCCTTTTTTTGCTACAAAAAATTTCCCATCTCTGGGGTCTATTCCCGCAAATATAGCGGGTGCTCCATCCCACTTCACTGTCGTGTTGATCGGTTGTGTTGACCGACCCGACATCATATTTCGTAATGACTGTAAAAAGTTGATTGCCTGACGAGTGCCATCTACACCATCGTTGAGAACCAAATCCTCAAGGTGCTCCATGTGAACATTCTTTTCTTCAGACAGAAATGCTTGTAATCTTTGCATCAATTATTTATATTCCTCGATAAACTCCTTTGCTAATACTCCCTCAAGTGCATACGCTTCCTTTTCATACCAAAGGTTCAAATACTCCTCTTGTGTTTTGTACTCCATCTTACCGTCAATAGCAAGTTCTTTTCTAGCGTATTGTTTGATGTGGACGCATTCGTGTGCGAGTGTTTCTATCAGTGTGTAAGTGTCGATGTCTTCTTTGACTTCAATGACAAACTCTCGTGGGGTGACTGCTAAACAATAACCAAGTGCATCACAATCACCGTCAATTTGGATGCAAACATCAAGTGTCTTCATTCGGGGCATCAACTTGCCAATACAGTAGTTGACAACATTTTCTGCCAAACGGCAAGTCTCTTCGTTATTACCCCAAGCAGCCACTAGATTCATTTGATTTCCTCAATCTCTCCCAACACTTCAAATTTACGATATCTCTTACCAAATGTCAAGGGTTTTGTAAAAACTTTTACATCTTTTTCATCCATACCTTGGAATGCTACCAACTTACCAGACTTCTTGTGAACATAGTAAGTGTGGGGTAGCAAATCCTTGGTGGTCTCTCTCAAGACTTGAATCATAACTGATTCTCCCGCTCGACATCTTCTGCCATGATCTTCAAACCCATCAACCCATTGTATGCTTGGGTCAAGTATGGATCAATCTCACGTTTTTCAACGTAGTCAGTGAGACTCCACTCAACCTTACGCTCCAACATTGTTTCAATCTCTTCGATTGCTTCAAATACTTCTTTCATTACTCAACCTCATATAGTCCAGGAAGTCCTGTAAGTTCTGGGTATTGTTTTACGATATCTCTAAGGTCAATACCACTTGGAACAGGCATATCCAATACATCACGGCAAACCATTTCCCATAATTGCTCTAGTCCAATTGCCGTTGGTTTTGCAAATTCACGAATAAAATTTTCAAGTGTTTCTACCCGCAACTGCAACTCTTCAATTTCGTTCATTATACATTCACCATACAGTTTTGTTCTGCGTTTAATTCTTTCATCATCTGAACTGCCAACTCATACTCTGCATCATTATCACAAGTATCGATCAACTCAACACGACCATCGTAGTCCATGCTTGTCTCAAACGGGATGTATGCTTCTTCGCCTTCACGACCAAACTCAGCACCGTCTTTCTCAACGATGATGGTGTAACCTTCAAACAAGTACATACCATTCTTAGGATGAGTAATCGCACCTTTGGCAATCACTTTACCTTCAATGTAAGCACCCTTAGTGCCACGGAAATCATAACCACGGATAACCATACCAACTTCTGCAAGATTTTCATATTTCAACATAACTTTCTCTCTTCTCAATCAACATGTACATTATTACAAAAAAAGGGGGTCTTGTAAACCCCCTTTGCGAAACTTTTATTGTGAAAAAAATCAATCAGTTGAAGGATTATTGTAGAGAAGTTCCCAAGTTCCATCTAAATGCTCAACGAGTGCCGTGCAGTTTGTGACCCAATCTCCACAGTTCATGTAAGATTCTTTGATCTTAGGTGAGTGCGTGTGTCCAGTAATTGCACAGTCATATCCCCGCAGGTTGATATGTTTTTTGATAACGTTTTCAGTTCCAAAAATTTTATACATCCTATTAGTGAATGAACTATTCTCTTCTTTATGTGGAATATAATCCCAAATATGGGCAAAGAAATTGATTATAAATGATGGAACCTTCATTGTAAGATCGTAATGATCCCCATGAGTAATAAGATACTTACGTCCATCAATGCCGAAATAGTCACAAGAATCGACAATTTGGCATCGACCAAACTGGAAGTCGTATTTGAAAAACGGTCTAATAAACTCGTCGTGATTGCCAGCAATGTAATAAACATTCATCCTCTCCGATAATTTTAGGATTTTACGAATGACTTCTGTCTGAGTTTTAGTCCAATAATGTTTGCGTCTGAGTGCCCAACCATCAACAATATCCCCAACCAAATACAAGTTCTCTGCAACGAATGAATCTAAGAATGCGTGTAATCTCTTTGCTTTACACGCCTTTGTTCCTAGATGCACATCACTGATAAAGACAGACTTGTATTCTAGTTTTTCGGTCATATTTTCAGAGAACTGAAGTCTCGCTTCTCGTTGTTGCCGACAGTATTTAGAGGTTTGTCTGGTATTCCCGAACCTAAAATGTCATCCTGTGCACCTTCTTCGGCATCAAACAATCGCATCTTTGACCTATCAATTCCAACGACGAACCTCTTATTAGACCCCGGATCGGAATATCTATTTTTGAGTTGCTTGATCATTACTTGATCAAGGTCTTCCAATTCTTCGGTGCTGATCATCGCCAACATTAGGTCTGCGGTTGCTGGTAGTCCGAACGACTCTGAAACGTCTTCCATCCCTGGGTCTGAGTTACTATATCCACTTCTCGTTGTCTGAGTCGCAGAAACAATTGGTATGTTCTTTTCAACCGCAAGTCCTCGCAACTCTTCTGCGATTGCTTTGACATAGGTGTATGAGTTGACATTGCTCCCTGCTCGTATTCTTTGACTCATACAAATATTGAGATAGTCAATATAGATGATGTCTGGTGTAAAGTTTCGCTTCAGTCCAAGTTCATTGACTACATGACGAAAGTGTCCAACATGTGCTGATGCGGTTGGATATTCTTTGATGATCAGTTTGCCAAGTGTCTTCTCTTTGACTCGCTTGACTTTTTTCTCATACATTTGTTGTGGCATAGACTTCAAATCATCTAATGACACATTTAGGAGGTTTGCGTCGATTCTTTCTGCGATTTTCTCTTCTGCCATCTCCATCGTGATGTAAAAGACATTCTTCCCATCCATAAGGTTTGAAGATGCCATGTGACACATCGCTAAAGATTTACCCACACCCGTACCGGCAAGAATAATATTGAGAGACTTGCGTGACAAACCACCCTTAGTGATTTGATTGAGTAGTTCAATATCAAACGGAATCTTTTCTTCTTTTCTGTGATAAAATTCATAACGCTCACTGTAATCCTCTAAAAAGTCATGCCCGATATGCGTGTCGAATGACACAGATAATGCCTTAGTGAGAATATCTGGGATTGCTCCCTTTCCTTGTTCTTTGTCCTTACCATCAATAATTTGAATGCTGTTCATAATAGCATTATAGACTGCCCGCTCCTGACAAAAGGTTTCGGTTTGGTCTAGCAACCACTCTTTCTGAACTTGCTCTTCAATGACTAGATTCTTGACGAGTTCAGTCGCATTCTGAAACTCGCCATCCGCAATCTTTTCATCCTTATCTAACTCAATGAGTAATGACTCACGAGTCGGCACAGTGTTGTACTCGTTGACAAAATCTACGATCTTATCAAGTAGCAGTCGCTCTGTGCTTTCACTGAAGTATTCTGATTTTAGAAATGGAATAACTTTGCGTGTGTAATCCTCATCATTGATCAGATGCTTCAGTATCGTCGTTTCTATTCTCGTGGTAATCAATGGATGCCTCAATCAATTCAACTAAAATGTCACCAATCATAGTCTTGAACTCTTCGTAGTCTTCGCCCGTCAAGTTCTCGACATCAATGTCAATTGGTTCCAATACATCATATTCAAAAGACAGTGATGCAACTTCTTGATCATCACTTTCGTGGAAGTCAATCTTTCCATACTTATAAACAAGACCTTCGTACTTGCCTTCGGACAGCATCACCGCCCATTGCTCATCAGCATCCTTGTGCTCAATCAGTGTGTACTTCATTCTGTTCCTCTGCGATTTCATTGCCGTACATATACTCATTCTTTGCGGCATCATCTAACTGCTTCAGTACATCGTCAGTGAAATACTTTGTGGGTTCTTTCATAATTTGTTTACCAAAGACCTTTGCCCCATCTGGCATCTCGTATCGTGTGGATACCTTCTTGAAGATTCCATACTTCTCTGCCAAGTCAAGTAAACCGTAGTATCGGTCAAGACCCTTGGTGTGAGAGACAAGCACTTGAACTTCCTTGTTCTCTTGAGTAAATCGTGACTTGTGCATCCTTGCCTTGACGATATTTCCGATAACTTCTGTACCATCCTTTTCTTTCTTCTTTGACAAGTAGACGACTGTAGACGACACATACTTTAGACCCGAACCACCCGACATTTCTTTGGTTGGAATATACGAACCCACAACATCATACACATGGTTGGTCACCAGAAGTGGCACATTGACTTTTGCTAACTTGAGACCTAGCACACGGAATGTTGCTTTCAGCACTTGTGCCTTGGTCATGTCTCGTGTCTCGCTTCCTGCCGATGTGTCTTCAATCTCTTTGGTGGTAGACAACTGACCCAAGGAATCCAAGACCATCATCATTGGGGGTGGGTCACTATGCTGTGAATAGTTTTCCACAACTTGAAGTGCGTGGTGACGGAACTTCTGAATTGTTTCTGGTTCTGCGATGATGACACGATTGACATCAATGCCTCGTTGTTCCATCATTGACTTTGTGACTGCTGCTTCGGTGTCGTAATAGAACACTGCCGCTTCGGGGTTGTCATCCAAAAACTGTTTGACGATACCCATCACAAAGAATGTCTTACCTGTTGCTGACTCACCTGCGAATGTAGTGATCTTGTTGTTGGGGACTCCCCCAAAGATACTGCCACTGAGTGCGGCATTGAGGATGTATGAACCAGTATCGACTGTACCCGAAAACTCCGATGAGTTTGACCCATCTGCAGCAATGTGTGTATCGGGATCACCAATCTGCTTTACCATATCACGAAAGAAACTACTCATAAAATCTCCATTAAATTTTAGACATTATACCAATAAGTAATTGTTTTGTCAATCACTTTTTATTTTGACTGTGCCAGTATTACCACTAGAATCTTTATATGTCTGTACTGACCATTTTTGGGGACGTTTAATTTTTACATCACTTTCAAAGTTGTCGTCAGCATTGGTAGCACTAAACCACTCCTCTGCTTCAACGTCATAATCTGGGTTTGGTTTTGGTTTGGGTGTAATTGGGGATTTAATTGGTTTTATATCAAGTTCAACAACCTTGCGTTTTTCAAACTCATCACGGAGTGTCATATTTGCCGCAATCACCAATAGAATTGCCAGTGGGTCAAAAACAAAGATAATCACAATAATAACCCAACGAACCGCACGTTCTAAGTCAGCATCTGTAAACAACAAATCCGCAACATATCGGATCGGTCCAACCTCAACTTCAAATGCTTTGACTTGTAATTGAAGTTTTGATTGCTCTTCTTGTAACCTTGCAATTTCCTCACCCGATGTAGACACCGCAAGGTTCAGTGCATCACGTTCTGGTTTTTGCTCTTGCCTTGCTTGTAATCCTTTGGTGACTGCACCCAACTCTGTGTATCTTGCCAAAGCACCATCAAGCAAATCCAACGCACCTTGATTTCGTATAATGTCTTTTTGTTCTCTGTCTATCTGAATTTGAATCAATTCAATTTGGTTTTCAACAACGTTCAGGTCACCTGTCTGTTCAATGTGTGCTTTTGATAAAAATCCAAAGATACCCATACTTGTAATGAACATCAAAACAAACACCGCAATAGTCAGATACGACTTGAGTAAAAACGGAGTTCTACTCCAGTTTTGATACAACCAAGATGCGGTCAATACCTTACCAACCTCAAGCACCCCACCCATAATTGCAATTGCAACTGCTGATGCCGAAAAGATTGCCATCAATCCGATAATCGAATACCAAGCAGCGACTGCCGAAATTGCTAAAGCAACAAACAATGTTAGGTATCCAAAAATCATTCTCGTGTGATCTCCAACACACGATCAATCTGTGCCTGAACCTTTTCTGCTCTTCCTGGCCAATAGATGTATTCTTTATCTGCCGTCTTCAAAAGGTTGACGAGAAGTGGCATGATAATCTTTTCAAGGTCTGTAATCTTTTCCTCAAGATCACCGACCCTCCTATCTTTCTCTGCCTCAATTTCCTGAATCTTTTGTTTTGCTTCAACGGAAATACTCTGTTCAACTTTTTTGATTTGACCTTGATATTCTTCTTCACTGACTCCAGTGAAACCAAAGTCATAATCAAGGTACTCTGATGGAATGTCCTTCACGAGAAGAAATCCTCCAATGATGCTGATTTTTCTACCTTCCAATCAATGGTGTCGAGTATGACCTTCATTGGTTCAAGGAATGCCTTCGTAAACTGTGTATCGTAATCTATGTATTCCTGAACAGAAAACTCTGGTGGTAATACATTAGGGACTGAAATCACATTCTGCTTCATAGGATTTGGCATACGCAAATAACAGAACTTGATTTTCTCACCCTCGTTTATCAACTCATACTTCTGCGTCAGTTTTCTCTCCGTAATCTGATGATTGAAAACCAAAGAACCTCGCACATGAATTGGTGTGTTTTTTCTAAAAAGTGTCGCACTATCTCTATATTTATGGATCATACTAACCCCTCTTGGGAATGCTACTTCCTCAAACGGAGACGATGAGAACTTGCGACGAAACTCTGCGACAAACTCTTGGAGTTCGGACTCACTACCTTCCATCACAATCTTCAAAGCATCACCAATCGCAGAACGACATATGCCCGGTGTAGATGACTTGACTGCTTCAATACCCATCATCTTCAACTTGGGTTCTTTGTATTTTACACCCTCGTTGTCCCACACGTTCAGAATGTATCTCTTCTTCGCAGTCCAAATGCCACGCTCTGCGATTGCTTCTCGCTTCATTGACATCTTCTGCGAGTAGGCATTCATACCTACAGCAAGTTCTTGATAACACTTATCAATAAAAGGTTCAATCTTCTGTCGAGCAACCCTATCAAGAAAGTCCACGCATTTCCTCTTATAGTCACTCTCCGATACAAACTTTCCTTTTTCAAGAACCTTAGATACCAACCCATCAAAAACAATGTATAACGAATCTGTATCTGACGCAACCACATAGTCCTTACCCTTTGTCTCAAGTATCTTGTTAAGATACTCATTCATCTTGCGCTCAATCCAACGAATTGACAACTGCCCACCCATCGTAATCGCAGTTGCTTGTCGGATATCAAAGAAACGGAAGTATTCGTTTCCTAATGCACCGTAGGCAGAGTTCAACTGTACTTTCTTTGCTAACTGTAAGTTTTTGTACTTACTAATCTCATTGACTAACTTGCGTTTACGTTGTGTGTCAGTTTCTTCTTGAAGAGTAGATTCTGCCTCAAGCATTGCCTTCTTTGCAATCACTCGTTCGTCATACATTTTCTGCATCATTTCAGGTAGGAAACCTTGAATGTCTCGACGGAAGCACTGACCATTCGCAGTCATCACCTTATTAACATCAATCTTTGGGAACTTACCATTCACCATCTCATCAATGTGTAACGAATATGGAATGTCGTCAATCAATGTTTCGGGTGAGATATTATACTGCATAATCAAGTGAGGATACAGAGAGTTCAAGTCAAACGACATAATCCAATCGTGCTTACCCACTTGCGGGTCTTTCACATACGCACCCACATACTGTGTGTCTTTGCCAGTAAATCGTTTAGGTGAAACCACAATACCTTTTTTCCACAAATGATTGTGAATGAGCACATCCCACATCCGAACTTGAGTGTAGACATCACTATAGTTTACCTTGGCATCATATGCAAGTGCTAGTGCCATGTCAATGAGTTTCATCTTCTCATCAAGTTTGACAACCAACTCAACATCCTTGATGTTGTACTCAATGAACTTTTGATGGTTCTCAAGATACAATGTCTGTAGTGTGCCGTATTCAGAGTAGTCAATCTTCTTCTCACCCAACTCAACAAAACCAATGTGGTCTAGTCGATAGGATTCTTGCTGTGAGTATGTGAACTTACGATACAAGTCGAGATAGTCTAAAGTCGAGACACCGACAATGTTGTACGACTGTTGCATTCGACCTTGGATTTCTCGTTCGTTCTTATCGAGCAAACCCCACGGAGAAAGTTGTCGTGCTTTCTTGAAACCAAGTTTGTTGCTGATGCGATTGACCAAATACGGAACATCAAAGAAAGTACAGTTCCAACCAGTAAGAATATCTGGGTCTAGTCGAGTCCACAAGTCACCAAACTTTAATAATAAATCAATCTCGTCTTTACAGACAATCTCAACTACATCATCCCGATGTACAACATACTCACCATAGTGCAACACATAATACTTACCATCAACAGTAATTGTGATTGCCGTAATAGGTTGTTCAGCATCTTCGGGTTTTGGAAATCCTTTGTCACTACCAACCTCGATATCAAGATAGGCAGTAACAATCTGTGACCGTTCGTAGTCAACACCATCTATCCAAGTTTCGTTAATATAAGCATACTCAAACTTTTCAAGACCGTAGATTTCAAATCCACCAACATCTTTGTATTGCTTGATGAAGTCCCGTGCTTCACGGATTGAACCCTGCTCGACAGGTGCGAGTGACCGACCCTCAATAGATTTCCATTCACCTTCGTGTGAGGGAACGAAAAGTTTTGGGTTGTATTGAACCCTGTGCGAGAATCGCTCACCATTTTTGCGACCTCGCACGAGGATATGATCTCCAATCAAATGTACATTTGTATAAAACATGATGTAGATTATACTTTAGTTAGTGTTCAATGTCAAGCATTGATTCCAGTTGAGTATTCAGTTTTGCCATTAACACGAGTCGCAGTTAGAATTGACTTACGATTAGTTCCATCAGTTTTGTATGATACATGAACCCAACCACTATCAGGCACACCAGAAGTGTAAAACTCCAGAATGAGCTGATCAAATTCAAGATTGTCTCTAATCCATTCAGCAAGTTCCGCATTAGGAGTCCCTGGCACTTCGATGTCTGCCGCTTCACCTTTGCAATGCTGAGATCGAGATGATCCTCCCACAGCAGTATTAAGGTCAGGAGAGCGATACCCGGAGTTAATAACAGTAGGACCAAAATGGTCACGAACTGGTTGAACCACCTTTTCAAAAAGTGCAACTGCTGCATCCATATGTTCTCCTTTTGGAGCATTATCAATACCTTTGCGTTCCGCAGTTTGTGATTTAGTAAATTCTACCAGTGAGAAATTCTTAGACAGTTTCATTTTTTCTCCTATAAAAAGGGGTGGAAAACCACCCCTATTTAGAACGATTACTGCTTTTTCACAAAGTTGTAAAGTTCCTCTGCCTTTTCCATAATTTCTTTTGGTTGATACATCTTTGGAGTGTATTTCTGAATCACTTTCTCAAGTTCTTCACCCGCAAAATGTTCTTGTGCTTGATTTACCATAGTCCAAAAGACTTGTTGCTGTTGATCGTAGGCACGATCAGCAAGTTCTTTTGCCATAGCAAGTACATCGAAACGCAGTTCATATGGATTTTTATTAGACATAATAGTCTCCTTGTGTGTTTATGTGTGTGTGATAAAAATCACAGTGTTTCTTGGAGAAACTCCAAGTCTTTTTGACCAATACCGATTTCAATCATTTTTGGTTTCTTCTCATCTGGCAGTACAACTTCCAATTCAATTGAAAGCATACCATCCGACAAATCTGCACCGACTACATCAACATGTTCTGCGAGTCGAAAAATCTTCTCAAATGATTTTGTGCTGATACCTTTATGTAAGTATTTGGCATCTGTGTTGTTTTCTTTTGATGCCTTGACGATAAGGTCACGGTCTTCCCAGATGATTTCAATATCACCCTTAGAGAAACCCGCAACTGCAAGTTCAATCGCATACCGATTGTTGCCTTGCTTGATAATATTATATGGTGGGTAGTTTGAATCCTCTCTCCGCAGTTCTAACTCATCCATCAACGAGTCAAATCCAACAAAATGGCGAGGGAATATAGAATGTAATCTTGTCATGTTTATCTCCTTTTCAGCAAGATTGTTGTGCGACCCATTTGGCATCGCACCATTATTTATACAACTATTTTCTACGTCCAATATTATACTTTGGTTCTAGTGTCCATTCATTTTTATCTTTGTGTGCAATCACCTTGATTTGAGACAATGGTGCTTGCGGAACAATATATGAGTCCTTGATCATTACATCAACAAGTCCCCACTCTGCAAGTAATTTAACTATTGTATTTCGTCTTGCTTTGTCTTCATCGGAAAAGTTTGTCGGTTTACCATCGAGTGCAAACAGTTCTTTAAAGTGCACAATGTAATATCTACCTTGCTTATGCAAAATATGACACGACTGAAACAGCACATTATCTTTCTTTGCGGCAATACCAATTCTAGTCAAGGTTTCTTTTACCTTGAGAAAATCATCCGATTCCTTCAATTGGACTTCAACAAGTTCATCAATGTTGACAGTCATTTCACTTTCCACCTTTTTCTAATTTTTCTCTCATGACCGAAAGCATATCATCTGTCAAAATTCTACCGTACTCTCTTGCTTTCTGAAGAGAACATTGATGGTATTCCATGATGATTTCTAGGTCATTATCTGTGTTATTTTTCACCCACTTCGCAAATCTTTTGCGAGGTCTAACACTATTTAGAAAATACTCATATTGTAGTTTTTTGTCAGCATCTTGACGCATATTCATCTCATTTGCCAACAGTACGGTGTCAATGAAGTAAGACAGAGACCGATTGGTCAGAAAGGGTTCGTATGCCCGTTCTGCCAACTCGTCATTTTCTGTATCCCGCATCATATTTTCTTTTGTCTGATTGATGCTCTTCACATAGTCGAATGCATCACTCATTTGAAATCACACTCCACCATGATTTCGGTCAGACAGGCAACCT